TTGTAATAATCTCTAGCTTCAGATGCAAAAGACTGCGTTAAACTTGCTGAATAACCAGTAACGATAAATTGAAGTTGTGGGTTAGTAGCTAAAGCCCAAACAGGAAAAAATTTTGTAATAATTTCAGTTTTACCACTACCGGGAGGCACATTTATTATCAGCCTTGTAATTTCTCCCTTTAAAACTTTTAATAGTTTATTTTCTATTTCTCTATAATGCCAATTGTCTTGAAAGTCTTTGTTTAGCTCTTCTTTGAAGTAGTGTACTAGACAATCTATGATACTTGATCTTTGTTTGCTATGCCTTTTCTTTAACTCTCTTATTGCAAGTTCTTTAGTGATTTGTAATTTAGTTTGTATTGTCATTGTTTTTTATATGTGTAATTTGTCTTAAAAAATCTGTAAAGGTGTATTCTCCTTTATCATCTAAAAACAAATCTTCCACGGGAATACCACACACCAAACAAAACTTAATGCAAAACTTAATTCCTGGATTTTCAATCTTACCACTTTCTATTTTGCAAAACGTACTATGGGAAACACCAATCAGTTTTGACATTTGATTTTGACTCAAGCCATAATTCAACCTATGTTCTTTAATCTTAATTTTCATCTAATATATTTAATAATTCGTCGGTGCTTGCCTCTTTTATAAATTTACTATCAACAGCAATAGACCCCCCGTCTGCACCTGTGACTTCAAGTCTTTCACTGTATCCTCTATCTTTAGCTTTAGTCTTTAAATAAAATATCGTTGAAGTCTCTTTTCCTTCTCCCATATTTTGAAAAAGTTGAGCTTCTGCCCAGTCTTTTCTTGCCTCTTCAATCTCATACCATAAAGATTCAAAATACTCATCGTCTTTTCTCCAAACATACACCAATTTCCGTGATACTTGTGAAACTCTACAAGCACTTGATATATATCCGTTTTTACATAAGTTTTTTAAAAACCTTAATTTGTTTTCTACAGTTTTTTTTGATCCCTTTAACTTGGATTTCGTTATCTCCCCCTGGAAGGCAAAATCTTTGTAGTTTACCATAAAACTAATTACGTTAAGATTATTATAACACCCCCTTTGATAAAAATCAAAGTTCTAAACATATCCTCTTAGCCCTGGCAATTAGGATTTGAACTTTTTTCTTTTAAATTTTTAATCTGCTTTTGCAAATCTTGAATCTGTAAATCTTTGGTTTCTATTTCGAAGCATTCTTCTGCTTGATATACTTTGTTTGCTAGATACATCGCAAATACTATCAGTATTAAGTCTTTTACATTCATGTATTGTTTTTATTTTGTTTAACATTTTTATTAATTAATCATTGTTAATTTCGGCGATATCCCTTTTTAAATCCGTCACTATGTCTCTTTCAAGCTTACGTATTTCCTGTGCAAAAACTATACGTTGTACTAGGTATATTGCTCCTCCCACCAACAGGGGTAATAGTATTATTACTATATTATTTATCATTTTTCTTGGTTATTTTTTACGATTTATTTGTTTTATAGTTGCAATAGTATGCAATCGATTACATACGTCTACAACCTCTTTGGTAAACTGTTCTTCATCGCTACAATCCATCTCAGCACACTCCTTAGCAATCTCCTTTACTACCTCATCTAACGTCCCAGGTATGTGCTTTTCTAATAAGCCTATGTTATCTATCTCCAACACATTGTTTATGTAAGACGCTACTACTATCGAAAGCTTCATGATATGGTCAGCGTAAAAAAACTCATTACTCATTCTTGAATACATTAAGTACCCACGATCATCTAAATCTCTAAATAGAAACTGATCTTCTAAATATTTTTTATAGGTCATTTTATATTTTTTAATATATGCTTAATAACTTCAACCGTCCAACCATTACCTAACATCTTGTATCGTTGTGTGTTAGATACTCCTTTAGTATATCCATTAGGCACAGTCTGCAATCTTTCACATTCTTCTGGAGATAGCTTGTCTTTTACATTCATGCTATGCAAAGGAACATTGTGTCCCCCCGTTCCCATATTTGCAGTTAACGTTGGGCAGACACCACTTTTATTTTCTCTGAAATAAGTTCTTCTCCATTGATAATAATTTTTGTTCCAGCTTGGACGTTTTGGAAGTGATTCTATTTTTAGATTAGACCAATACAACCTATATCTATTTTGCCCTACAAATCTATCGGAGTTTATCGCAACAGGTTCAACACCTAAATACTTTGAAATAATATCTTGATATTCTTTTTTCATTCGTACATTTTCAAGCAAAAAGTATTTTGGCTTACACTCTTTTAACAATCTTACATATTCAAAGAACAATGCTGACCGGGGATCGTCAAAGTTTAACTGTTTGCCCGCAAAACTAAACCCTTGACAAGGACTACCACCTATCAAAAGGTCTATCTTATCTAACTTTGTTCCTTCTACTTTCCTTACATCACCTAAATGAATTGTGTTAGGATAATTTTTTTTTGCTACCGTAATCGCATACTTATCTATTTCACTTGCATAATACTTTCCTACTTTAATCCCTAGTTGATCTAAGGCAATCTGTCCGCAACTCATTCCATCAAATAAACTTAATACGTTAATCATTTTGTAATGTTTTTATTAATTCTATCTTTAGCTATTTCAAAATAGTTTTTATCTAACTCTATGCCTATAAAATTTCTTCCAGTATTCTTGCAAGCAACACCTGTGGTTCCGCTACCCATTGTGAAATCTAAAACTAACTCACTTTCGTTTGTGTATGTTTTTATTAGATATTCCATTAAGGATACTGGTTTTTGTGTTGGGTGTAGACCATTTTCGTGATTTATCTTTTGCATTACTGATAAAGGGTATCTTTCGCCGCTGTTTACTGTCTTATACCCACCGCTCGTGATGTTTTTGTCGGCAGATATACTCTCACTTGAAACGCCTTGTTTTGCGCTATATGGTTTACCTTTCGTCATCTGTGGATTGTATAAGCATTGTTTTCGGTAAAAGACTGATATACACTCATTGTTCCTTAGTGGTTGCTTTTTAGCGTTTAAGAAATTTTGAGCTTGACTTTTAACGTAAACCCAATCATACTTATAGTTTTTAATATTACTCATTCTCAAAGCACTACTAAATGGCTCACTTCCAAATAGAGCAATAGCACCGTTGGGCTTGATCAACTTGTTAAGCCTTTGCCACATCTCATCAAAGGGAATTACTGAATCCCATTTACATGCCGTAGTTCCATACGGAGGGTCTGTAATAATAGCATCAAAAACAATTCCTTCTTCAATTAATCTGTCCATTATTTCCAAACAATCTCCGTTATATAACCTTATATTTTTATAGTTCATCTTGTAATGCTTTTTTAAATTCTTCTGCTTTCTTTTCTAATATAATTATAATCTTATAGTCTTTATCAGTAGGCTCTTCAATAGTACATTCCTCATGCCATCTATTTAAAAGCTCTAACATTTCTAATAAAGTTCCCCAGGCAAGCACACTTATCTCTTCTGTAATTTGATTTTCTCTAAATACAGCTGGTGGGTAATTGTTTTTCCTAACAAGTGCGTGTTTCATGTTGTGCTGTTAATTATAATTTTAGTTTTTTAATATTTTTCTTAACAATATTTATTCTTGCAATTTGTTTTTGAAACTCTTCATCCCAACCATCATCCGCCCAATAAAACATAAGCTCGATAAACTCATCAAGATGATCAAGCAACTTTTGCTCTCCTTCATTGTATCTAGTCATTGTAAATAGCTAAAATACTATCTTCTTTAATAAAATAAAATTTATCAACCTTTATAATACTTGGACTGTAAACTAAAATTATTTTATCTTTATAAGTTTCATCGATTGACGAAATAACTTTAAATTTGTAGTTGTTTTTGTTTTCCTGGTATATTATTGATTCTTTTTCTTCACATGGCTCTATTAGTAAAAAATCATTAACAGCTTGTAGTTTGTTCATTGTTTTTATGTTAATTCATATGTTTCTTCATGTTTAATCGCCAAAGAATCTCTAATGTCTTTCAATAAAGATTTAAGGTTTAAAACATCTTTATTCACCATCATGTTATTTCTTATCTTTTGAAGGTTTAATTTTTCCGGTAAAGATAAATATTCTTTTAAAAATAATTTATCAGCATCACATAAAGGTTCAGTTGTTATATAGTAAATTTTATCCAAATCTATTTCTCCAACTATGACTTCATGGTTATAAACTTTATCACCGTTATCAAAAGTATAAACTCTATTAAACCATGACTTAGAAAAGTCTTTATTTTTTAAAGTGTAGTGGATAATTACATTTCTAACATCATCCGGGCTTTCCATTACATAAAACTTTTCACCGGTTATCATTACTATTTCAGTAAAACCATCTAAAAAAAATCTTGGTAATCTAAACTTTAAGTCATCCTTAGATAGTGTTCTTTTATCTTTTATCATTTTATTTTGGTTATAATAAAAAGAAGGGCGCAAACCCTTCTAAGAGACCATCACTATATAGGTATGAATATATAGATCATAAATATTATACATTAAAGAAATGGTCTCGTCTATAATTATTTTTCTGTTTCTTCTTGTTCTTTAACTTCAACAGCAAACCAGAATTTAACTGAAGTCATTGGAATTGAAATTTCTTTTCCGCTTTGTTGTTCAACTACAACTAATTTAGTTTTATCTTCTTTAACATTAGAAGCTACTATTTTTTCATAAACATTGTTGTTTGTTTTTGACATCAACTCAACATTATAAAGTTTCATTTTTAAGAATTAAATATTATTGCTTTTGCATATATATAGTAACATAATCATATATATAAAACAAATATTTATTTATTTATTTTTACTTTTTTTAGATTACATAATCTCATAATTCTTAAGTTTACTAATTCTTTAAAATTATAAAGATTAGTACACGCTGAATCAGAAAACACAGGCTTAAGAATTTCATCCGGTGTTTTATTTATTTTATTTCCAATCT